GATACTCGCGTTGAGAGATTTGTTTTCGTTTCGGATTTTCTTAGCTTGTTCAAAAGATAAATTTCTTGCAAGTAGGGTTACTTTGGTTACATAAACAGCGAGGTTTTGGCCTTTATTTGTTACAACTGATCTATTGCTAACCATTTCCAAATTATGACTTTTTACAGAATACAACCTTTTATCCATTATAAATTCTCCTTTTTTATTTTGTATTTATTATTTCAAAATAATAAATTCGCCGTGTAGCCACATTTCATACAGATTACGTGCGTTTAAGTAGGTCGCTGCGCTCTTAACTCCGAATGAAAACTCATCTATAAACTCTTCAAGGGAGTATTCTTTTTCAATTGATTTTTCGATTCCTTCAATTGATTTAATACGAGTATACATTCTTTCATTTAATTTTTTACTTGCCATTCCATAAATGTATCCGTTGTTGGGGCTTTCGTGGGTTTTACCAAAAATAGAACCTGCCATGCACAAGTCACTTCCTGCAACAATTGCCTTGACAAAATTACCACTAGAATTGATTCCACCATCTGCACAAATAATAATGTCTGAAATATTGGAAACTTCTTGCAATGCTGAAACAATAGGTATACCAATTCCAGTAACTTTTCGAGTTGTACATAAATTACCAGAACCGATTGAAAACCTTACAATATCTACGCCATTATTTTTGAGATTGTCTACACCTTTACTATCGCATACGTTTCCAGAACATAGTAATGTATCATAATTGTTTTTTACAATATAATTTTTTACTTCTTCACAAAACCTATTAAGAGATTCGAGATAGCCATTAGCAATGTCTATTACCAGGATTTTAGGATTATATTCTAATAATCTAATATACCTATCATCATTTAATCCAATTGAAACCCCAAAATTTTTGCCTTGCAAAGATTGTGCTTCTGCATACATTTCATCATCTGTATCATAAAAACGATGGAGAATAGCAATACCTCCTAAGTCTGAAAGTTTTGCCGCAAATTTAGCATCTACAATTTCCCGCATTGGGGATGCAATTAGAGGAAATTTTAGAGAAAAATTATCAGATAATCGTACTGAAATGTCTACATCATCCCTCGAATTTACATAAGAAGGAATCGGTTTGACTAAAACATCATCGAATTCATAGTAGGTTTTTAATTTCTTATTCAAGTTGTATATTCCTTATTTATTATAAATTTATAAACTTACTTGTTGAATTGCCGAATTGTCGAATTTATGGACACCAATCAAAAAATTCAGATTGGTAGTAGTATGGGGAATTATCAGGGGAAGCGGCAGATGGGATGCCACTACTATTATTACTATTCTTATTATTTTTGAAAGATTTATGTATTGTACCACCTTCGCTAACATTTAGTTGCATGTGAACAATTTCGGGAGAATACTTATTTCCACGGAATGTTCTTTCGATTTCTCCTTCCTTTGTCGCTAATTCCAAATCGTCGTATACACCAAGTACATAGGAACGTAGGTCTTTATCTCCCCATCGGTACATTGTAACAATGTAATATTTATTATCGGTATTCATATTAATAACTTTTATTTTCCTTTTCTTCAATGCTAAAGTGGGTAAAATGCACCTTGCTAACAGGGCCATTGACATAAATTAACCACTCTGGTTCTTCCTCGAATTTATCATCTGCCATATCTGATTCGACAAATTGAAAATATTCTTTAGCTTCTTCTACCTTATCTGATTGGCAAATATAATTATGACCATCGTTATCTGAAATAATACAGAATGTTTTTTTTGCTTTTTTAGGATTTTTAGCCATTGTGAAATCTCCTTTATGTATTATAAACTATATATTTTTTTTCATTTCATTTGTTAAACTTACAAATGTTTCTGATTTTCCTAATTGAAATCCGTTTGTTAACCATAGACTGTGAAACATGAACTACCTTCCATTCCGTTTTTTCCAGTTGGAGTAATATAATCAATGCGCCTATCTGGAATTATTTTTTCAGAACCATCACAACGGATGGAATCAATTAACCATCCACAATAATCAGCGGGAATTAGTAATGCGAATAAGACACCGTGTTCCTTACACTTATTATAAAACTTACGTTTTAAAGAATAGGGTGGATTCGTAATAATCATAGATTCATTTTTAAATTCATTGGAAAAAGGAAATGATTCATTTAAAAAATTTATACCATATTTTAAATCAGTTGATTTCACGATAAACCCATATTGTTTAAGGACATTTGAAATTTTACAATCACCACAAGCGCATTCCCAAACATATTTAATATGCTTGGGAATAAAGGGAATCAGTAGCTCAACTGCGTAATTAGGAGTTTGAAAAGTATCTCTGCCTTGAACAATGTTTGGTGTTTCTATTTGATTGATCTTCGGTTTATGGGGCATATTATCCTTTTAATATTATGCATTATGAATTAATGTAAATATTATCACGCAACAATTATTTTGTCAAGACCATTTTTACTAAAAAAGAAATCTAGTAAGACCACATGCAACACATCCATAAAAAACCATACTTAAAATAAATACAATTCCTAGCCAGTGAAATTTAATTTGTAAATTCCCTTGATTGCAACTTTTATTTTCATTCATTTACATTATTCCTTTATAAGAATATCATCAAAAATAACAGGAATTCTTTCCTGAAACTCTCTCAGCATTGGAATTGTAATTTCCCTCATTTGAGGGTGAACATCAGATGGTGTTCTCACCTTGAAGAAATGCCTCCATTCTCTCAGATTCATCGTCATAAACAGTTCTGTTTTTAAAGAATGTGGAAGTACATTTCGAGCCAGTTGAGGGGTCACACCCTCTTCGAGTAGAATGAAATAACTTCTTTCACAATTTTCACAAGCATCTTTCCACATGAGATAGGACAAAGAATCTTCTTCCCAATCCAGGGGTTTGATAACCGTAATTTCTTTACCGAACTTTGCTTTGCTGTAGTTGCAGTAACGGCTACTTTCCTGAGTATAACTTGCGATTCTATGTCTAACCAATTCGTGTGAATTTCCACACCAAACAGGTTTACCGTTTCTCATAACATATAATCGATGATATTGAGGTAATTCGACACAATAGACATAGCCGGAATATTGAATTTCGTTTCTACAAGCAACTCTTTTATCAAACATGGGTTTGGTTGTAGTTACAATAGAAACAACATATTGTTCTCGACACATGGTAGTATTTTTCCTACCTGGAAATAACCTTTTCTTTGGTGGAACAATATAAATATTTGCTGCTAAACCAATGTTCAAACAAAGTTCAACTAAATCTTCCGCAAAATCCTTACTCCCAGTATAAATTTGATATCCCTTTCCACCAGTATGCTTTGTTCCATTCCCTCCAATAATTCCCTTCAATAAATTTTCGATATCTAGTGATGAAAGGTTAAACATCCATCTTGGAATTTTGCAATAATAACTTTTTCGAGTATCTCCACTTCTTAAAAAATTATCGGCAAGCCAACGTAATAATTGAGGACAATTAATACGATATCCATCATCTTCCTCATAAAAGTCAATGTTTAGAGATTTGAGTAATTCTTTAATTCTCTGTCTGCCAAATTCTTTTTTTTGAGAAATAATACAACGCTTTCCACTACCATTTTTAGGATAATTTATTGATCCGTCTGTAACCCACCATCCTATTAATTCCCAAAACGCATTAGATTCAAATTCTAATTCTGGATATTTCTTATTGTAAAATCCACGCGGAATAAATATTTCAGGAATTTTTATTTTCTTGGGTTGAATAATATTGAGTTTTGATTTGGCAGATTTATTAAATACATATCTTTTATTATTCATTTGATTTGATTCAATAAATTTCCAAGTTCTTGTTTTATTGGAACGTTTATCAAAATCAAAAACCCACATATTATGATTTGGTGTAACCATTAAATCAATTTGTGTAGATTTATAGTGATGCATTTGACCGTTATATAAAATTTCTATTTTCTTAATTCCTTTTATTTTAACAATATTTTCATTATCGTCTAAGCTATAGAAAATGTCATTTGCACTTACATCTTTAAAATACTTCCATCCATTTTCAGTAAGAACTTTGGTTTGATCGTCGTAGCAACAACCACGGTCACAAATAATCCTTACACTAACAATAACATGTTCAATAACCGATTCATGACCACTTTTAATAATAGCACTGATGAATTTTCTTGCGGAATCGGGCGTAATTCGATCTTCGCTTTTATAAGATGTTCTACCCGCTAACTCTAGAAATTTTAGTATTTCTTCTCCGTTAATAGGAGTTAGAATTTCATAACTAGCACCAATAATTTTCATTGCGTATATATCCTTTTTCGTTGTTTCGAAAACTACATAGTTCATTGGTAAACAATAATAAATTATAATGTGTCCACCAACAAGGTTTATCTGATTTATCCAGATATGTTAGTATTCCCAATTCGATTATATGCTTCTGAAATTCAGTCATAATTTAATATTTCAGTGTCTAAATCGTTTTCATTCCAATCATATTCAGCGCCTTCTACTTCTGTAATATCATAATCAAATACTTTATCAAATACTTCACATTCATTATCGAAGGCTTCAATATCACCAGTATCGCCAGTATCTTCATTTGGAATAAATTGATCACTCATCGTTGTTTACTTTTACGAGCATCGTTTAATGTATTTGTTACTTTGTTTGCTAATCCTTTGTCGAGTTCTTTTTGTTGAAATGCAGAGACTTGATTAGTTAGCGTGGTAATTTGTTCAAGAAGTTTAATTCTATCTTCGCGCCAAGATGCAAGAATATCTGGAATTTGTTTATCTCCAATGCCCTTTTTTAGTAAGTCTTTCCATTCGCCGTAGTTTAAAATTGTACTCATATTATTAAATTATCTCCTTTATTATTATTTATTTTCTAAAAATCCACATGTAAGAATGATTTTTTCTAGCATGAAGTTGATAAGGGTGGCGCATCATGGGTACGCCTTGTCTAGTGAGAACGAATAAATCTTCTGCCAGAAAACCCAATTCTTTAGTAGCTATATTATAAATTTCGATATGGTCAAAATAATTTTTACCACTTTCCACTTGATCTTGACATTTTACCAATAAGATTCCTTTGGGTTGTAAAATTCGATAGGATTCTTTCATTCCCTGTCGGTAAAGATTATAAACGTATTCCGCTCCCCAACCTCCTTTATCGTTATTTCTATATGTTTTATCTAAATCTTCTCGAATTGGGGTTGGAGAAGAGTGCATATAAGGAGGGTCGAATACTACCATATCAAAAGAATTATCACCGTGAGGCAAATTTCTAAAGTCAATTCCATTTGTTTTTATGTCGGATGGAAAAAAGGCGTATTTAGAAGTATCTACTTTCTTCCAGAAATTGCCATTTCCGTAAGTCAAATCTGTTATTGATTTTACATTCTTACCATATATTTCTAAAATATTGGGAATTAAATCTTCATTTTTTCCGACCATAGAGGATAAAACAATCATTTCATTTTATAAATAAGAAGATGACATTTCTTCAATAACGAATTCTAGGTCTACAACTTTAATGTCATACTTGCTTATTTCTCTATGGAATGAAACTTTAAATCCTCCACTGGAAATAACGGCATATTCTGCATCATTTTTACAAAAATTTTCATAATATGCATCAAATAAATTCCAGCAACAACTTACCATTTCCACAATGGTTGGAGGTTGACTGCTTCCACCCCAAGTCCAATCCAAGGCTTTCATAGCTTTTGCAACTTGATTAAAATCAAATTCATTTATTACTTTATAAAATTTAACTCTTAATTCTTCACTACTATTCATTATAATTTTCTCCTTATTTATTCGTCGTATTTTAATAGAAAATCAGGATTGATAACTTTGAAACTAATATTTTTATCATAGTTTCGAACAACTACACCTTCTCTTTGAGTGTCTGCAATGGTAGATTTACCTTTTGCGAATTCAACCATTTCTTGAATTGTAGGCTTTAGATTGAAGTTATTATCTAAAGCGGGTACAAATTTAATTCCCCATAATGATAGAAGATGTGCGGCAAAAGAATTATTTGTTTTTTTATTTGGAAAAATTAAATTGAATGCATAAAAATCATATTTTTTAATTCCATATTTGTTTCCTTGAATGCCTTCCCCGATAATTTCTCCCTGAAGAACAATGTATTGTTCGTTTCCAATAAGGTTCATTAAAACATTCTCAATATCAAGTTGTCTAGTAATTGTCCACCAAGAACTATTATCTGGTTTATTTAGAAGAAGATTTCTACTGCAAACACCAAATGTATACTTCTTTCCAAAACCTAAAAAGCGTTTATTGTTTTTCACTAGAAAACAAGTTAGAGATTGACCATCTAATTTTTCAGTTACTTCAAAAATTGTATCCTTTTCTCTTTCGCAAATCCCCGGAAAAAGCTGGATTCGATCTTCGTCGGTTTTTTTAATAAAACTTGGAAAACCGGATTTTTTAGGTTGGAGAAATTTAAATAATTTACGATACCAGGGATAGCGAGATAGGAATCGAGATAGTTTGTTTTTATCGCGATCAAGTTTTTCATTAAGCAATTTCTGCTCTAGATCACCTTGAGGATCGTATTTTTTAATATTTAAAAGTTTAGTTACATCATCGCCTTTGTTATATTTTCCTTTGGGCAGGATAGACAACGGCATGACTAAACCTTGACTAACTTGTTGTTTTAATTTAATAGTTTTGATTCTGAATTTTTTATCTTTCAAAAATTCAAATTCTGGTCGGTTTGGAACAATGGAATCTACTTCAATATAAACAACTAAGTCACCAACTTTAAAATCATCTTTCTTGGCTACAACTACTTCCCAACCTAAAATGGTTGCTTTTTCAATTCTGTCAGCATTAGGAATAGGGTTTAATGCCACGATTGACTGAATACTTGCTAATTTTCTATCCATATTTATTATACTCCAAAAAATAAAAATACTATTTTATTATTAATTACTCTAATCCTTCAGCCCAATTTTCATCAGCATCGGCATCACGACGAGAATTAGATACAAAGGCACATGCAACACCGTAAACACTTTTTGTTCCTTCGGATGTGGCGCTATAGGTTGCAGAACGAGTAATTCCATATGAATCGCCAACACTAACTGCATCCATGTTTGCGCCAAGAAAAACAAATTCCCAATTATATCTATTAGTCTGATGTTCAATCATGGATTTAATTTGTTGTTGATTAAATTCTTTACTAGCATTTTCTGCACCATCTGTAGTAATTACAAAAATCACTTTATGAGGGCGATTTTTTTCATTCATATCGGAAAGTCTTTCTCCAACAGTGTTAATGGTTTTGCCGATTGCATCTAATAAAGCAGTCATACCACGAGCATAGTATTCTGTGCGCGTGAGAGGGTTGATGGATTTTAAATTAACTCCATTATGTAAAATCTCATACATTTCATCAAATAAAACAGTGGTAAGATGCGCTTCTCCCGGCAGTTTCTTTTGATTTTCAACGAATGAATTAAATCCTCCAATGGTATCATCTACAAGAGATTGCATAGAACCACTTCGATCCAAGATAAATACGATTTCAGTCAAATTATTGTTCATTGTAAATTTCTCCTTTTATATATTAACCAAATTTCCAATAATTAAAATATTTACAAAATATTTTAGCTATATTTTTAGCATCGTCAATTCCTCGATGATGTGTGCCTTCAAACGATATGCCCGATAGTTTTAATGCCTTATTTAATCCACAAGGTTTAGATAGTTGCATTATATCAGGAAATTGATGTTTTAGGCTAATGTGTTTATTTGTCCAGAAACTATTCAATCCATATAAAATTGAATCATTTTCAAGTTGCTTCTGATCATAGAAACCCCAGGAACAAAGCATGTATTCATTTCCAATCCATTCTTTAAATTCGTTAATTACAGTTGGAAATGAATGAGCAAAATTTACATCCTCTTGCTGAATACTGGTTAATTCTTTACAGAATTTACTAAGAATTAAATTGAGTTTGGGCCTAATAAATTTATCAAAAGTATCGATTATTTCTAATTGTCCATTTTCTCTTTGAATAATTTTAACAGCACCAATTTCAATAGTTTCGTTTCGAAAGGTTTTATATTTATCCTTTATGCAAGTTGCTTCCAGATCGAATATTATATAGTTCACTTATTATTCTCCAATAAAATTCAATTTTCATTTATTGAATATCTTGATAATCCCAAGAAATCAATAAACAACTAATTGGTTCCGCATCGGAACCAACAAAGATTCCTTTACTAGCATATCCTTTATAGGCTAAATATGTTTGCATTTCATAAATAACAATTGCTTCAATTTCATTAAAAAACGATAGTGGAATTGAAAAGGTGGTATATTTTCCTTCTTGAGCCGCATGTGAGATTATGTCATTTAAACATTCAGCAATTTCAGAATGTTCTGTTTCAAAATTTTCACAAAATTTTTCTCTTGATGCTAATACCATTGCTCTAGCAGTACGGGCGTTTATCAACATATTATTTTTCTCCATTCTTATTCAAAATTATCCATCCAATACTCAAAAGTATCTTCTAGATATTTATTATCATCAATCCGAATACTCAATCCACAAGCATCACAAGATAGCATGTGTCCAGATGGTGAACCAACTTCATCAAATAAATGCCAGCCATATTTGCAACAAAATCTCTTCCAGATATTATACACCCAATCTGGAACATTGGGGTGAGTAATATTTTGCCAGTTTTCCCACATGCTAGAATAATCTAATTCATAATTTATTGGGGTTTTCATTTTAGGTTTTACTTTCTCGTAGGAAATCATCAATAGCAACAATTAATTGTTCCCTGCAATTTATACAAACATCATTGAAATTATATTGTATTTCTGGAAAATACATCGATGCTTGAGGTATGAGAATATTTATGGTCATGCTATTGAGATATTCCGAATCTCCTGGTCTAATTTCTTTCTTGCAAATATCACATTGCCATGAATTTATCTTAGTCATTGTTTTATTCTTCTTTCCAAAATTTATCTCTATACTGATATTTGTATTTCTTACAACGTTTTATAGGTTTATCCGGTAAAAGTTTTAGGAATTCTTTATATCGCTGTTGGAAATTATATTCTAACGAAAGAATTTCAATAATTTCTTTTATATAATTTTTGATAAAAGTATATATTTCTATTATACCATAATCCCAAATTTTAAAATTCTTTGCATTGCATCGATACCAATCCCAATAAGTAAGATGTTTGCAATATCGGCAAAGATGATTTTTATATCTTTTTTGAAATCCATAATTTTTTCGAATTGCTCTTAATCTAGATTCTTCGTTAGACAATTTTATTTACTCCTTATAAAATCACTTTTTCATTTTGCTATTGATTTTAGACACAAAATCAGCAATATCAATTAAACAACTTTCACTATAAAAACCATGACTTGTATCCTGATAAACATATTGATTCCAAGGTTCATACCAACAAACTAATCCTAAATCAAAACCTATACCCGTTTCTGTTTTACCGGCGCATATATAAACTAGTTTGTTTATATCCCTATCCAATTTAAGAAAATCAAAAATTACATGCTTATATTCTTTCATTTTTTATTGTATAATCTCCATCGAATCGAGGATACAAATGAATATAGTCAGCTTGATTATATCCTTTATAAAAATCATCTGCATTTGCAATACATTCTTTTGGATTAACCCTGTAAAGATGTATAAGTTGTGCAACCCCGATATAATGTCTTTGTCTATCGGTTTTAGATACTATATAGCCGGGATGAATAATGTATTTTTTCATTTTCTCATTCTCTATACCACATAACTTCCAACGTTTTTGTTCTCTGTCCTGATAATTTTACCAATGGCGTAAAATCCATCCAATTAGCACTTGAATTTTCACAAACAATTACTTGACCATTTCTAGATAAGCAATAATCTTTCAAACTATTATAATCTATTTTATTGTGAACGTACAGCTTTTGAAATTGATAAGGTGCATCTATAAACCAAGTAGCAATTTCATTTTTAAGATTGCGATAATCATCTTGAACTATCTGCCAATGTTTGATTTTATATAAGTTTTCAGAAATATATTTTTTATCTCTATTCCAAGAATTGAAATTCATTCTTCCGGCAGTATGTTTTGGCATTGGACTAGCATTATTTATACAAAAACCTATCAGCCATCTTTCTTCATCACATAACCACTGATGCTTATCTTTGATATATTCTGCATTTTCAACGTCTGGCAACTTCAATATATCACTCGGTCTTGCTTGTTGCAGATATTTCCATATTTTTACGATTTTTTCATATATATCACAAATAATAATATCGTTTTCCCAATATTGATAAGCATAACTTGCTGTTCCTGCAAATGGTTCAATGATTTTAGAATAAATAGGCTTAGGATATTTCTTAATAATTTTCTTTTTTCTTCCGTAATAAGACCACATTATAAATATTTAATTTTCCTTTATATATTATAAATTATAGTTATTTATGATTCTTCATCAACATCCAAATAAGGCTTCAACCACATTATCATTTTATTTTCAAACCATCTGTTCAATGTTTCCCCCGCTTCATTTGCGGCAAAAGATTTATAAACAAAATTTCTTAACATATCGGCTAAATCTTCTGTAATTCTACCACCTTCATACATTTCTGGAGGGTGGATTCTATAACCTTTTTTCCAGTTGTCGGATAAATATCCATTGTCAGGAGCAACAATACCACCATCGCGATAATAACCTTGCCTAATTGGATTCCAGCCTGTTATAAATTTACCCGATGGTGTATAAACTCCTTCTCTTTCTTTAATAAAATTAACAGAGATTGCATTACGAATATCAAACACATGCCATAATTCATGAACAGTTAAAAATCTAATTATTTCTATAATTTTAATATTAGGCTGATAGGAAATACTGTTTACATAGGCATGGGCAAGATTTCCTCGAAGGCTGTAGCTAATATTAAAAGCCACTCCTCCAAACACACGATTGTAAATAATGCTTGCATTTATTTTTGTTAGTTCTTCAAGGGCATTGCTTAAATCATAAATACCAATAAATATTTCTTGTTTTCTAATGTCATCCCAATCGTCCGTTATCCTAAAATCGTATAACGAAGTAATAATTTCTTCCAGTTGGGTCATAAATTTTACCTACCTTTAAATAAAAGTTATTTTTCATTATATTTTTATCTAACCACAATATAAAGAACGTTGCTTTTTGGCACAATCAATAATGCTTTTTTACTACAAGATTTATAAAACATAAAACAATCTAGCTTTTCATCATATTCGTATTTATCTGCTACCATGAGATATGAGGTGTTGTTAGTATATTCGATTTTATAAGTATGCATCTTAAACATCCTTTAATAAATTCTGAGCATATTCAGGTAACATTTCAAATGGCAACACGATAATTCTTTCAGGAAATTGTAGGATTCCTTTTTTGGAAAGTTTTGGTTCTTGAAAGTTCCAATCATCGTCTACGCCAATTACTGAGATTTTGTAATAATATTCTATTTTGCCGGAATAGAAATTAATATCTTCGTTGACTTCTACTTTTAAAACTTTGCCAAATTTCAACCCTGCACATCGGCCTAGATTATGTCCATATACAATGTAGCAACCAGAGACTATGTTGTTTCCGCATTTATCTAAGGTTTTATTTTCCATTTTTATTTTTATCCTTTATTCTTCCTACAATTCCTCTGCCACCAATTGTAGTATGTGCGCCTGTTTTATTATCTCGATGATTACTACTTTTTTGTTTGTTGGGTTTTTTAGTTTTAGCGGGATTGACTTTTGGCTTTTCTTCAAATATGTCCATAATGTTATTTCGGTTTATATACAGGTAGCATGGATGCAATATATTCAAGAAAATCCATATCTATCATCTTATCACCATTCTTTTCGAATATTTCAACGGCACAATTTATATCTACTGTTTTTTCAATAACCATTGTTCGTCCATATTCTTCATGCTCATATATAACTGCTACTATATTGTCATTATTCACAATGAAGTACTTTATTGCATTTTTGGAGTTGTTTTTTAATAATGTACTCATAAAATTCATGCTATTAATACATAATCAGCGTATTCTTTTCCACAAATAGGACATCTGTAATATTTATTAGTTTCCCAACGGGGAGGCACGAGTACGGGAAATTCATTATACCATGATCTTTCTTCTATAAATTCTTCATCTGAGAAAGAATGATCAATATCACAAAAACAATCGTTGGGAAATTTTTGTTGTAATAAAAGTTGTTTTCTTCTTTTTTTATCTGTTTTAGAAGTCATAATATTCTCCCATAAAATTATCTTTTTATTTAAGCGTAGTTATTGATTTCCATAAAATCACCATGTTTATCAAATATGAAAACTACCAGATAAGATTGTATGTCAATTTCATCGAAGTCATCGTATTCGAAAAAACCATAATCAATACCTAATTCATCAAATAATCCCATTGTTTTTTCAAGATTTGTTTTTTCCATGTTTACTCATTGCTCCACGCTGATTGTGAAATAAGTTTCAATTCATGCCGAGGAATTGTATATTGGATAGCTCCAATGTTATTATTATTATAATAAGCGTCTGTTTCTGCTCGAAATACTAAATTGCTATTTTCATCGTAAACTCTTGTTCCATCAGGCTCAAAAAGATAGAACAAATCTCCCTTTTTTAATTCCATAAATTGTATAGTTATCCACATATCATCTCTATATGTTGCGGCAAATCGTAGATTTTGTTCCATTGTATCTCCTAATAAATACTATATTTTATTAATTAATTCCATGTACCTAAGCAAATAATTGTTTGTTCAAGTTTTGAATTCACAATTCTTTGTAAAAATTCATCAAAATTCAATTCCGCAAAACACCGTTTCGGCTCATCTATATAAATAGTTTCATAGCCATTATTTCTAAAAGAAGTTTGATTATATAAAATCTCCTGATGGGACTTAGTACCAATAATAGAAAACATGCTCGAAACGATAATCAAATCATTTTCTTTTGCGCGTGATCTTATATAAGTTGTTTTACCGACATTCCTTCCTATGTCCACGATAATTGTGCAATACTGTTTTAAATATGATATTTCATCTAAATATTTTTTAGCAGTAGTATTTCTATTTTGTTTGTTGAGTTCAATTAATTGATCTACAACATTGAAAAAATCATTAAGTTTATCGGTATACATTTTGAATCCTTTTTTTTTTTTTTTTTTTTATTTACCATAACGAGGGCGCTTCTTGTTACACCTGTAACTTCACCAATACTGGCAATTTAGAAGCGCCCTCTTTCATAGTGGAAACCACTAGATGAATTTAATATATCATAGAAGTGGAAATTATGCAATAGTCAATTTGCCATCTGTTAAATATCCATGCCATGTTGGTGGATTATTTCTACCATTTCCATAAACGGCAATAGATGGTCGAAGGGTTGGAGACTCCTTGCTATTGTTCCAATTCCAAGATGCTCTACCAGTGGTTTTATTTATTGGCAAGACACATGTTTCAAGAAAACGATCATCCCCATATTGAACAGCAATATATGTATCATCGTTTATAAAATACCAATCTCCCTTTTCAAGCTCATCCCAATCTTTTTTAAGTGCCATTTATACGCTCCTTATAAAATTTCAGATTTATTATAGAAACGTCATTTTATTGATTAAAATCTATCAATAACTTTGTCCATGCTGGTTAGTTCAAGATTGATTTCATCATGACGACTTAAGGCATCGTAAAATGGTAGGCCAATCCCCTTTCCATTCACTGAGACTTTATCAATTTTCAAAGATTTATTTGACAAAAGAATCAAATATAATCTTTCTGCAATATCGGCTACGCTTCCTCCTTCGTAATTTACACTTAAAGTAATATTAATAACTTCCATTTTTTCTCCTTCTTAGTTCATAAAATTCTGCTTTTATTTTTTAAATAAAACTTGATTTTTATGTGATTACTATATTATTATATCACAAAAATTTCATCCAAGTTTGCCTATTGTTTCCCTTATCCTCACTGACCGCTTTTTTATAAGCATATGGTTCAGCCAACAAAAGAACCTTTTCTTTACCTCTAGTCAACATTGTGTATAGCATCGTTCGATCAAGAAGCATATATCCAGCATTATCAAGAATTCCAATGATTACTTTGGCCTCGCTCCCTTGAAATTTATGTACAGACAATCCGTAAGCCAATTCCAATTTCTTTAAATCTGGTTTATAATATTTAGTAATTTTTTCAGGATATTCTACCTCCAAATATTCACCATCAGTATCTTTGCTTATTTTTTTTATTGTTCCCATATCACCATTAAATGTCATGGTGTCATAGTCATTAATAATGTGAATTACTTTTGCCCCTAATTTAAATATTCTACTTTCTCCATATTGAATAGATGGAACGTCACTACCTGGGATTAGTATTTCTTGTATTTTTTTACTAATTTCTAGACTACTATTTAATGCACCTTCTCTGCGAGTTGTTAGAATGTAACAATTATCTATTCCTACAGTTTGAATTGTTTTTAGATAAGTATTTATTGCAATTCTATTCAAATCTTCTTTATTATCACGGAACATATAATACATATCTTCATTTACTCCGTGAACTTCTTTCAAAGTAAAGTTTTTTATCGGATTGATACCGTCTCTAATTTTGTTACAATCAACAATGATTCCACTGTTCTCTGACTGTCTTAAAATCTTAGTTAATTTTAATGATGGTAAATTTTCTTTTTCTAGAAGATCGGAAAAAGCATTTCCTGCCCCAAGAGGAGGTAATTGGGCGCTATCTCCTGAAATAATAAATTTAGTTTTAGTCGTGTCAATGGCACTTAATAAACTATAGTATAAATAGTTGTTTACCATTGAACCTTCATCTAATACAACAATATTATAAAATAATTTATTATATGAATTGAATTCAAAACCTCTTCCATCAGCACCTAAAGTTCTATGCATTGTTTTAGCATCAAAACCAGTTAGTTCGGTAATCCTTTTACTTGCTTTGGCCGATAAAGCACATGCTCCGATGGAATAGCTCTTATAAATGTTTAGTAACCCTCGTAATAGTGTTGTTTTACCTACACCTGCCTTTCCAGTAATAATTACGAAGTTGTTTTTAGTGGCACTTATTAATAATTCTTTTTGTTCTTCAGTAAAATTAAATCCTTGATCTTGTTCAGCATTATAGATTCCATTATCTATCTCCTCTTGAGAAATATCAAGAGGTTCACTATCAACAATCTCACCCACCATTCTCCAAATCTCTTGCTCTACCCACCAATAATATTTTAATCCAATCTTATCTTCTTCTACGTGCAATAGTTTACTAAAATCATTATCTTCTTTTTCCGCATCCTCTTTCAATACGCTATCTAGTAAATCTTCACACTCAATTAAATTCTCTTTAATTGCTAATTGAAGTTCGTTGACAGTTACCCATGTGTGACCATCATTATCACCCACTTCTCTGAGATAATTCTTTATAAATGAAACAACTCTTTTATTGGAAACTTTAAGTGAAGGATTCAATTTAAGTGCAATGGAATCTGCGCCCTTGAAAGAAATCCCATCAATCTGAGTAATAATATAAGGATCATCTAATAGCGTTTGCTTTAGCAATTCTGCATTTGACTCAAATCCTACCAAAGCATGAATTTTAGAAAAAGAAATTCCCAACGGGCTTAGTAAAGTTAGAATGTCAGCAATGGCATAATTTGAGATAATTTTCTCTCGAATTTTACCCCATGTAAATTCTTTGATACCTTTGGTTAAATTCAAATCAATTTCTTTTCCAGCAATGGTATCTTCTACAATATTAGGATAAACAGAAAGTAAAGCATCTGCTTGAAGTGGGGTAACGATGGTTTCTAGGAATTTTCTTTGTTCATCAAATGTTTTAGGTGTAGTTTGGCTAATAGAAATAGGAGTGTAAGAATATCCATATTTTTTATTATGATCTAGTTTTGCTTTGAATGTATATGGGAGTCCTGTAATTAACTGTTGCATTTTGCCAGTTAGGTTGATTTGATATCCAATTGTAATTGTTTGGTCGGTTAGAAAGTCGTACTGACTAAACATCTTAGATTGAGGTAAATTTATTTCTGTATTAACTACATAAGCACCCCAGGATGAATCTTGAGAAAAATATTTTTCATAGGTAGGTGTTCCTGTAAATTCTAGAATTGTTCCGAGAGGAGTTCCTTCATTTAAATTGGTATCTGTCACTTCAATTATCCCTTATTTATATTTAAATATTGTGCTATACGCGTTTCTTTTATTTATTTATATAGGTTTAAATTTATCACATTTTTAGAATAGTGTCAATGGTTAAGATGGTACTATGAATTCGTCCGTTTCTTTTGTAACATAATAGGATTCTAAATACCAATCAAATTTGTCAGGAACTTCTTCCCATTCGCCAGCATCGTTTTTTCGCATAGAATTTCTTTTCTTGAATTCTTTGCATAAAAGGATATCTCCAATTGCAAACGGATGAGCGTTGAATACTTTTTTGAATACTTTTAGAACTTGCTGTTTGCCGGTTGATAACGGATAAACAGTAATTTTTGGAGTATATTTAGTATCAATGTCCTGCACATATGCATATCTCTTATCTACATTGCAGACAGATCGAATATTCCCTGTAACACTAACTTCATTTTTAATTTTTTCCAGAATAGAATATTCATCATCTGAGGTGAAGTCAAATAAAAGTCTCAGTTCCTCTAATCTTTTCACTTTTGATTTTTCGGATAATGTTCTAGTATATCTATTTTTTCCTTTTTTAAATTCTTCATATATTTTCATTTGTTTCTTAGAACTACCAAACTCGTGAAAATATCCTAGTAGAATAAGATCATGAAATCTAGACGACATTAAAGAATTATCTTCACAATATACTAGCAACTCTAAAAAGTCTTTATTGTTTATGAAGTGTTTATTTATATAGGTAAGATCATTTATTAGTTTATCTGGTATTCCCTTAATACCTTTCAGGAAATTAATTACCACTTCTCGTTCTTTTTCAGCTAAATGTTCAGGTGAAATATAACCTTCTGGTTCATCTTCAAAACAAAATGGTTCTATTCCTTCGTTCTTCTCTACTTCTAAAATATATTTATTTACTTCGTTTATGTAAAATTCATAATTTATATTACGCGTGTCTATGAGAATAGAATCCTCATAATCATTCAAAATAGTTACATTTTCTCCTACATATAACCCTATTTGTTTATCGCTGTCTATGCGCTTTTTAATTAGTTTACCGCCATCATTTGAAATATAAAATCTATTGTTTTTCTGTAATTTCGTGATTCCATCGTTGGCGTGATATTCCAATATAAAATCTTTTCCAACTTTTTGAGATATGCAAAATTCAAAAATGTCAGTTGAAGAGTGCAATGTTTCTTCTATGGAAATTTTATTTACAAAATAATTATAAAGTGCTTTTGGCACAATGGGGTGACGGTATGCTTTCTTTAAATCGATATTTTTTAGATAACGACCTTTTTCTTTTGTTTTCCTATCGGGCTTAATTACTAAGTAATTATTTACATCTGTTCGATAATATTCTACATATTCAGTATCTTCCAATACAAATCCAGTTTTGTTTTGCCACCATTTACAAATTTCATCACATTTATTTTCTAAATGCTTGGGAATACGAGTTACGATTCCATCTGTATTTGCTGAAAGAACTTCAATCCCTTCTAGCACAAGAGATTCAATGAGCATGAGTAAGTACAATTGCCCACTTACTGTAACTGATAATAGTTGCTTTGGATCATAAAGCCAGTATACATCACTTCCTAACTTTCCGAAAATGGAATTCACAACTATCTTGAGGCTGTCAGCTTTAATTCTATTGCCTGATTTTTTAGCTTTTAGTCTTTCTTTTGTAATACGCTTTAGAATATCTACAAATTTTGGGCTGAGATGTTCAGGATAAAGATTGTTTACAATCATGATAGATGGGTAGTAAGAAGCTACATCCTTATCGACTATACGCATATTTTCATCTGCTTTAAAAATGGCAGGTTGATCTACACTGTGCAAGCCACCTACACCCAATTCATAAGTTACATTGGCAAACTTTATGGTTTTCCCATATTTAAAATTATCCTCTTTATGAACAATCTTTTCTTCAATTTCTCGTTTAATTCGATTAAGAATATTTGTTTTAAATTCAATATTTTTACCCAAACAATCTGCAATGCGAACACTATCTCTTTCGGTTTTGAGATTTCTAACTTCTTTCGGCTGTACACCGATTTCTTTACAGTAAATATTTTCAAGAATAATATCTGCCATTTTACTATCGCTGGCAGACATTAAATCTACTTCATATTCTTCACTTAAACTTTCCCTCAATTCTAGCTGAGATGTTAAAGAATTGTATAATTTTAATGTAATAAGAACATCATTTAAGTTGTAGTCTAATACAATATTATATTCTTCTGGTTTTACATAATGATCATATGGAAGAGGCAAATCTTGTACTTTGTGCCACATTAAATTAATGCTGATTTGCTTTAGGCTTACACCTAATTTATCGAAAGCCATTAATTTCATTAAATCAATTTGCTTATATTTTACATCTACTGGTTTTTGATGATTGCGAGTATTCTCATCGTACACGAAACTATTGCGATTAATAATATTAGATGAAAAATCAAATACAAGAGGAAGTAAATTTTTGGGTTTTACTTTATGATCTTCTTGATATGCACATGTAATAAAATGCATTACTGCACCATCGTACAGCAAATTATTGAAGCCAACCAATGTCATCTCTTGATCTAAAAATTTACAAAAAGAATCAATGTCATTGCGCTTTGGGGCAATAACAAAAACCAATTGTTCTTTATCGTTATCGATGTTTACAAAAGTAGCAGAAAAAAAATTTGGGAATACCTCTAGATCATAAACATATTTTAGCATGTGCAATCCTTTATCTGAACAACTTCGTAATCAAGTAGAATTAACTGAGGCGTAATTATACCATTGTAACTGGAAAAATTTAATTTTCCAATTGAATTTATTTTAATGTCTGTTCCACCCCAATCTGAACTAGATAATTTTAAAATTTCATCATCTTCAGAACACTTGAATTTAATCGCCATCACATCGTCATTTATGGAGAACTTCCAACTATTCAATTCTTTGCCCATTATCTGTAAGTCTTTAGTATTAAAACAAATATTTTTAACACAAATTAAACTTTCCTTAATGTTGTTGCCCCAATAATCTTTTAGTTTATCTAATTCTCGAACAAATTCAATTGTGACTTCTCGTGCATCTAAAACAAAATCCACCTTATATTGCGTTTCGAATTCAACATCCTTCAGTAATTCATTTACTTTTTCAATTGCCTTTCGGATATTTTCTTTTTCGATCTCAACTCCGAAGGATGACGCGTGACCTTGCGCCATACTAAATAATCCAGTACTCAGGATGAAATCTTTTAAATTAGCAATCGGAGAACCATCGTAATTTCTGCCACTACCTCCAAGGTATCCGGGTTTCCAACTTGTTTCTCGTAGGAGAATACAAGGTTTGGAATACTGAGAGGATAATTTCATACAAACCAATCCAGTATAACTATTATCTAAATCATCGGCGTTTACAAAAAGAATTTTATTTTTATCCCAACCAAATCTTTCAATTTTAGGAATAATTTCTTCTAAACTTTTATCAATTTCTCGATTCTGTTTTGCTTTATTGTTAACACATAATCTAGCCACTCTTGTATATATATCTTCTTTTACTGTTTCTGTTTCACCACGTTTCTTGTAATCAAATTCTTCATCCATTTGACAAAATGCTTTAAATAATAATTCTTTTTCTTCAAGAGTGGAACTTCGAATCATGCCGTTAATTAGTGGGGTTATATAAAACTGAATATTTATAATGTTAACAATTCCACCGATGCTATAATTTTGTTTTTCAATTAATGCCGTAAATAATTTATTTTGAATATTGCTCAAGCCTTTATCAACCAATCGTTTTGATTCCGGGGAACGCAAATCCATACTATCACTAATGAGAGACAATGCAACCAAGTCTAAATATTTATCTGCTTTATTTTCCCACAATTCATAATCTAGAGCTTGCAGAAATTTATATACTACAGCACCACCCGATAGTTCCCAATTTGGATATTCGTCATCCCATTTTGGATTAACAATAATTGCAAATGGATTGTCTTTGACCTCTCTTTCATGATGATCGAGAGATATAATATCTATGCCTCGCTTAGACAATAATTCAGATTGAATTACATCATTGCTCCCCGCATCAGGCACTAAAAGAAGTTTTACACTTTCGGGAATAATTATTTCTGGACTGATGCCATGCTGTTTTTTTGTATGAATAAAATATATGATATTATTATCATCATAGATTTCTTTAAGATATTGATATAGCATACTGGCAGAGCATTGTCCATCACAATCGCTATCTACTATGATTCCAATAACACTTTTATTACCTATGTGCTTCAATAGCATTTCTACGGCTTTATCGATGTTACTCAACATACTAAAATGATAAAGTGCCGTATCGTCTAAATTCAAATATGCTTCAGGATCATCAATTCCCCTGTTTTTCAGCACAATTTCAGTAATGGATAAAACTTTTCTTTTATCGTTTAGTTCTTCATTAATTAGTCTATATTTCATTATAATTTATATTCTCTCCAATTACTATATTATTATTCTATCAATCTTCATCATAATATACATTTAATGAAGTGTCTTTTCTACAGAAATTACCAATCATTTCAAGTAAACAATGCTGGCACAAATCACACTCAACTTTGGTTCCATCTCCAAACACAGATGCAAAACCACCTACAAAATTGATGTGATGAAATTCTTGCGCTTCCCAAATCTCATTACCACTGTCATGATTTCTATAATCTAATCCATATTGCTTACCGCACTTATCACAAACAACATGAGTTGTTTTTTCAACTTTAACTGTTTTTGTTTTTTTAATAATCATTTTACTTTCCTTATAAAAGTTCTATTTCATTTAAAAACAACTAGTATTAATACTCAGTACCGTGAAACTTTCCATCTTTATCGAAAATATATGCAAAAGTGTTTTCTATTTCTATAGAATCAAATTCTTCTTCTTCAAATAAAAGGTAATCTAAACACAATTTATATTCATCGTGTTCATATTCATTTTCTTCATCCATTTTATAAATTCCTCATTTTATTTAATTTTCTTTGGAAGGCCAAATGTCTGAAACATCTATATATTCATCATTCGACTTAAACAATTCTAATAACCCTCGTTCATCGACAAGTTGCAGCCAGTGTTCTACAACTTTCTTTATTTCTTTTTTATTTGTAGTAATCCATTTTTCAAATTCATCATGATTAAAATTATCATTCATCATATAAAATTCCTGTTCTATTTAATAAAACTTTTATTTAAACGGTATTGGCGTACAAATACCCACAACATCATACTTATTTCTATCATCATTTAAGTATTGCCACAAAGAACGAAAGTCAGGAAACACTTCTATAATTTCTCTTCGATATATTTTTTTACCGTTTATTTCTTCAACGGCATCCACATATAATTCATATGTGCCATTGTCTTGATAACAAGCATTTGCGTGTAACATAATAAAACTTTCTTTTTATTTTTTATAAACAGAATCGATAAGATTTTTCAAATCTTCTATGGAAACGTCATTAGCTTTAAAACTATATAAAACATCTTCTACGCTCAATAATGCAACATTACAGGGAGAAGCTATAATTACATATTCATCTCCAAGTCGTTCTTTAAGCGACATTAGAAGTCTATTGAGTTCTTTTACATCAATTAATATGTCGCCATTCTCATCTATGGGGGTTTTAAAGTGTAATATATTTTTCATTGTTCTCCTAATTTAATATAAAATTTTAGTTTTATTCCTATAAAATATGTTTTTCATCTGGTAATGATTCTGCCCACTCTAAAACATCTTTTGCAGTAATGAGCAATTCTTTTGTGATTTTTGAATCATTATTTAAATCTGAAAAAAACTTGCGTATCACTATATCACCATTAATGTTACAGTCTATATCTTCATCATATTTAAAACCAACAGGAAGATTTGGCAATAAAATATTTGAATCAAATGAAATATATGAATGATTATATATTGTTTTATGCTCTACTGGATGACCACTACAACAAAAAGTAGTTCTATAGCCTTTTTTATTTAAAATTGAAATTGAAATCAAAAATAATTCATCGATTTCAATCATGCTACCATTACATTTTTTATCTGCGCATTTACATTTACTGTAATATTTCATTGCACTAATTGAAAAACATTTATCGCACATCGTTGGCATAATATTTTTTTATTCCTTATAATAAAACAAGTTTTTTATACAAATAAAACTTTTGTTTTATCTAATCTTATACACATTATTTTTTACTAAGTGTTTCCACTTTTCCAGATTATCTGATGGGCTTTCTTTCGCTTCAAGTATACCACCTTTATCGTAAATTGCCCATACCTCAATTCCTTCAATAAATCTTTTTGCTATTTTTTCAATTTTTTCTTGAGTAATATCCTGATCAAATGCGAAACAAACAGGTACACCTAATCTACTTAGTTTTTCAATTTGGGTATCACTCACTTCATCACCACTAGTAGCAACTGAATTCTTATAGCCGTAACTCCACAACTGATGACAGAATTTCTCTGCTTCTCCGATATATGCCCAATTACTTTCTTTAATATAAGAAAAGGTTTTATACAACCCGTACAATATCTTTCTACGAGGACAAGGTTCAAGATAATAATATTTTAATTCATCGTCTGTTATTTCTTTTTTAAAAATTCTACCCTTTACTCCACAAAGATTACCCAATTCATCACGAATAGGAATTGTTATTCGATTGGTATATTCATCGTACCCCAATTCCCATTCTCGCTGTACATCATAATGCACACCGTCTTTCAACCAAAAATCATTTACAAATGGTCTGTAATAAGAAAGAATTGAATCAGGTATTACTTTTATCGGAGTATCTTGATCGTTCTCAGTTTCACCAGAATTCATCCTCTTTAACATTTTAGTAATTTTCAAGGATTCTGGCAAATCAGCATTTATGTCCTTATATAAATCAAGTCCAAATAATTCGCATACATATCTTAAAGAATAGAAAAAATTTATATTTTTATAATACTCAACTAAAGTAAAAATATCAGATGGTTGTGGTAAATCACGAGTGTAGTTTACTACATTTAAATTGGGTAGATATACCGTTACCGCTTGTTTATTATCACCTGGAGGCGGATTAGCGCAAGTAATATAATTATCAGAGTGATACTTAACGTGCTGGCAACCCAAATCCTCAAGAAGTTCGGGAATCTTTTTATTTTCAACAATCCATTGCTTAATATCGTGTGCATTCATTTATCTCCTTAAGTGGAACTATGAAATCCTTATTTTTTAAATATCCTACCCAACTCCGACCATTTGTTCGTATTTAAATTAACACTAAAGAGTATTTTAGCCTTTGCTCCCGCTCTATTTTTATCCACCACACAGCAGTAAAGTCTTTCATTAGAATCATCGTTTTCCGGTAAATCTGTCTCTATTTGTTTTCCCCAACCAACATTATCAGTGGGAATATAAAAGTATCTCTTATAGTCTTTCTTGTCAATTTCTTTCCAAAGAGTTAGACTTGTTAATACTGTTTTTAAGCCTTTGGATGCGGCGATATTCATTGAATTCAAATCTAACGGTTCAATATAATTAACATCATCTGTCAATTGCAATGAAGCAAGAATAAATACATGCAAAGTTTTCGCTAATTCCGCCAGTTTAGTTGTTGTCTGTTTTAATGCCGCCCATTCCCCAATGGTTCCTAATTCGTTTTTTAGGGTATCATAAAAGAAATACCGAATTGATTTAGTTGTTACGGCCTTACGAATATACGCATCCAAATCTTCATCTGTATATCCGGTAGAAACATCGATAACAAAAATTTTATTATCTATTTGTTCTTCTATCCACTGTGCAACAGCCCTAACTTTATTATAATCTAAAGAGGTTTTCATTAACCTGTTAATATAATCTTGGTGAGTTTCTACGAATTCTCCGGTAATATCGTCTCTTTTTCGATATATAATTTCTCCTTTGTTATCTCGATATAAACCTAAAGCTAATTCTCGCTCATCTTTTTGATGTTCAATTTTATGTATTTCAACAAATTCTGGATTATTAATACAGGTTGTTAAAAGTGCCAATCGAATATCTTCAACACTCATTTCATTAAGTAAAACCATACATTTTTCTTTTCTAACCAATGTAAGATATCCGAGCAACTTAGTTAAAAAACGGGTTTTACCAGAGTTAGAAGTCATACCGATTCCCATTGCTGTTCCCGTTCTCAAACCCCTAAAGAGATCATTGAAAGAAAAGAATGGCGTTATTTCTCCCATTGCTGGCTTGTCAAGATATTGATTAATCATTTCTGTAACAGATGAATTTAATGTTTCTACATCAGGATCACCAGAAATATCAGTAAATATTTGATCTACTGTTTTCTTAATATTAAAATATAACTGCTTCGGAGTAAGTGATTCAAACTTTCTACTCTTTCTAAACCTCTCAGTATTTAAACCTTTTCTTTCATATTCTCGAATGAGGGCGAATTTCTGAAGAACATTAAAATAATTCTGCATATCTTCGATTTGAGCCAATTCCATCCAAGTTTCTATGGTTGAATATCCACCATATTCCCTGAATTTTGTAAGCCTATCTTTGTCCTCACTCATGTACAGTTGAATAGATACTTCTGTAAATGTTTGCGTTCTATTCTTATAAATTAAAAATCCTTCTTCATAAAAAAATTTGCACACAACATCTGTAAAGTAGAACTTCGATTTAATAAATCTCTCATATTCAAGATATAAATCAGGCTTGCGAAACAAAGCACCCACAAACATCATTTCATTGGGAACATTAGAAATGCCATCACTCATTTATTTTGCATTCCTCCTCATTATCATCAATAATATAATCATCTTCCCTATCTGGTTTTACAAATATCTTATCGTAATCTATTTTTTCTTGCCCGATTAGTTCACAGATAATCTTTTTATCAACTTCTTGTTTCTCTTTCCACTTCTTATAACTATCATATTCGGAAATGACAATAGCTAAATCATATGCCAACCTACTTACACCAACAATATTCTTTCCTTTTTTACTTTGATAATTATTTATTTGGTCAAATTTATCTTTTTTATGTCTCCAAATATAATAAACATCTGTAGGAGAAATTGCCTCAGATAAGCCTTTATAACTTCCCTGGTAAACTTCTTCCAATCTTTGAAAAAAGAAACCCGGAATAATCGCTAAGTCATAAGACTTTTGCAACCATTTATATAAATGATTTTTAGTAATCATTTCAGAAATTACGATATTACTTTCTAGTTTTAATTGATTTAATATAGCGATTGCTGTTTCTCTTGTAGGAGGGTTTTTCTTTTTACTCAATAGCATAGAGATAAAACACTCATCATGAAAATGAGATTTCTTGAAATAAACTGAAGCCTTATTTTCTAAAACAATTTCTAATTTACATTGCTTACACTTACGAGTGGTTTTAATTTCCATTATTTTATATAATCGTCCTTCTACTAAACTAGGGAAGAATACAATCTTCTTCCCTAGTTTATTCTAACTCATCACATTATACCACTATATTATAGATTACTGAGAAACAATTTTAAGAATACGCTTAAGAATTTCAATATCCTCAATGTCCTTATAATTATGGGGAACATTGCTATCTTTTAATTCTAATCGTTTTTGATTCTTCGATTCTTTATCTAATTCAGATAGTCGTTGTTCAATTAGTTTTCGATAATCGTCTACAGAATGTAGAGATTCAGCATCTTCAACACTTCCGGTTTGTGCTTTCGAAACATATTCTTCCGATTTTGTTTCACGTTCTTTAATTTCTTCTACTTGCATTTTCTTGATTTTTGAATCACTTGTTTTATCAGTAAAGGAAGATTTTACTCCCTGTTCAAATGCGGCAACATAATCCTCAGGAGTCATAGGAACGCGCTCTGGCATGTTAGAAAAACGACTTCCAGCATCCACAAATCCATCAGTACGGAAATAAATGTAGCGATTGGCACTTGTGAGTTCGTTATCTTTTACTTGTCGATCAACATAAAATGTTGCAATGATATCTGCCTTATCAGAAAAAATACTATCAAAACGAGATTCAAGATTAGACGTAAGAGTTTGATAACCCTCTTGCATGTTCTTTTCTTTTA